ACACGCTCTCCGACGTTTACCTTTTCGAGTTCCATTGTATTGGCTCTCATAGTAACACGACGGCCATCTTGGGCGAGAATGGTAGCATCCCACACGTAGTCGATAAAACGACGTGCTTGCTCTGGGCGTAGGATACCTGATCCAGCCTCACCTGAAGGGTTAACTGCATTTGGACCAGAGTTTACTCCTGCTAGTGCTGTTGGGATATTACCCAATACACCACCATCAGTGTAATTACCTGGTACATTTGAACCTGCATCTGAACCTGAAGCAAATGCTCCTTGTCCTTGATACAAACCTGGGGCTGTGCCACCAAGTTGACCTGATGTTCCAGGCTGGTTCTTTTCTATATTTTGTTCCGACATATTGTCACCTCCTGTGATTTTTTCTAAATGAATAGATCGGCTGTTTTGAGGAAACTACCGCCCCATAGGGATTTTTCAACCGTTTCAGGCTGATTCTGTACTATCTCGCCGAGATCGCCAGACTTTCGGAAAGCAGTGTCTTGCTCTACAAGTTCCACACGCTTACCAAATTCATTGAATTCACTTGATACTGCTGCAATATCTTTTGCAACTGCCTCAAATGATGTTTTTGCTGTTTCAACATCTACCTTTGTAGACTTAAGCATTTCTACTTCTGCCTGCAAAGACTTAACTGTTGAAACTAGATCGCTAAAGGCTGATTCTAGAGTGTTCTTGATTTCTACAGTTGAATCAACTGCTTCATCTGATTTAGATACTTCGGTAACTTCTTCAACTACGTCAACTGCAGAAGTCTCTTCAGACTCTGCAATCTCTTCAGATGCTGGGGCTTCATCAGCCTTAACAATATCTTCTGTAGGTGCTTCAACTACTGCATCAACCTCTGGAGCGACCTCTGACTTTTCTACTTCTACTGATGCTTCTGTTTCAATAACTTCTGCAACTGCTTCTGTGTTTTCTGTCATAGGTTGTACCTCCTTGTTAATCTTAGAAGTATTAATGCCTTTAGCACTATCAACTAAGAATTTTATCATTGTTGTTTTTTCATCATCCGCTTTTTCAACGAACCCTATATTAACCATTGGGTCGCCAGAAGTGGGGCTCATCTCTGACTCGTTTTCGGAGACCATGACGACTCCAGATTCTTTATCCCAAAACACATTTTCTAAAATTGTTGTATCTGATTTTACTGTTTCAATACCATTTACTTTTTCAACAGAAACAATATTTGCAAATTGATTTGCTGGGGAATCTACAAGACTCAACTCAACCAAATCATAATCCTTAATAATTCTAATCTGTGAGTCTGACTTTTCATCATAGCCATCATCCCACTTATTCATTCGTCCACCAATAGAAAAACCAGTAAGGGTTCCATCTAGAACCTTTTCCCAAGTATCTTGTGCACCCTTTGAAACATATGCAGATACATAAACACCCTTATAAAACTTCTTTGATTCTGGATCAAAATATTTATCTTCTTTAAAATTAACCATCTTTCCTACTGCTAATGGTTGGTGCATTTCTCTAATGTTTCCACGAAATTTTGCAAATGCCTTCATTGATGCTTCTGCTGTTACAATGTCATCTTGCTTATCTAAGTTATCAAGTGATGCAAATCCTGATACAATTCGGCGCTCTTTGTCGACCTTATTAAAAGGCATTGATAGGCTAATGTTATCGCCTTTGGTATTCCAATGGGCTTTAGAGATAGTCATGGTTATTATATTATATACCCTTTTTTGCTAAAGTATCACTATTCGGACATTTCGGTCAGGTCATCAAATTTACGACCCTCGCCTTTTGGATTTCTTCCACTCACTGTGGCTGGTCCATCAGACTGATTATTTGTTCTTTCAGTGTCCCTTGCTCTATTTGCATTATCATTTGCTGCTTGTTCTGGCTTTGGATCAAAAGGCTCATTGCCACCTTCGATCTGAGGAAGTCCAAGAAGTTCTCTTCCTTCATTTGGCATCATGACCTGAGTCTTAACAAGTCGCTCAATAATCTGTGACTGAGCAATTTCATCTGTAAGTGTAAGTTCATTAAACTTAAACTCCAGAATATCTGTTTTTTCTTTTACGATTTTATTAATCATTTTCTCAAGATTTCTTTGTGCTGGTCTTGCAACCTGCTCCTTAAATGTTCTGTCTTGAGACAGTGCTGCAGCGATTGCTGCTGAATCAGAACCACCAATTTTAGAAAGAGGTACCTGGTGTGCAACAAGAATATCATCTCTATTCTGTTTACGATACTCTTTAAACGATGCTTCTTGAATACCGTTTTCAACTGGATCCATTTTAAACTCTACTTTATTAGTGTCTGAGTCGCCAGGCAATGGAATGTAAAGCGTTCTATGGTTTTGTCCTTTAAGTCCAGTCTGTAAGAATCTAAACATTTTATCTTCTGCTTCAGCAGATAGTTTTGCGCCCTTAAGAGTTACAACATATCTTGGTGTTGCTTTGTTTTGGAAGTAATCAATGTTGTACTGTGATGCAAGTTGGTCTCCATGAAGTGATCCAATTGCAGACATAATATCTGGTACTCCGTAGAATGTATTTAGTGGCGAGTATTCTTTAAAGTGAATTATTTCATTAGGACGAGAATCTGTTCCAAGTGGATTTGGATTACTTGCTCCAAAGTTTCGGAAGTAAACTACTTTATTTGCAATTACCTGGACGAAGCCATCACGAAGACGACGAACACGCATTGTTGTCGAAGGAATGTGTCCAACATATCCAATATCGCCACGAACAGTTCTTCCTACTTCAAGGTAAGCATTTCCAGTTGCCTGAAGGTCAGTAAAAACTTTTTCCATTGTTGTAGTAAATGAGTCTTCTGTGTTTAACGATTCTAGCCAATCACTTAGTTCAATCTTTGCTCTTTCAATTCTCTTACGTGCATTCTCTGCTGTCTTTGGTTCTGAGGCTTCTAACTTAAGCATTGTTCTTGCAGAAACCTTAAACTCATAACCAAGTCCAACAATGTTTTCTACCTTGGCATCGATTGCAGCATGATTTGCAAAAGATGTATCATAAAAACTTGCAAGTTCGTAAAGATTCCAAGGTGGGGTAATTACATCAAAAAGTCCATAGGCATTTCTAAAAACTGTTCCTGAGTTAATTTCTTTAGATTTTGCTCCATCACGACCAGTGCTTTCTGCTCTTGAACTATCGATATACCCTTGTGTTGCTTCTCCCTTTACGATGCGTGAAGTTCTTCTTTTAAAGTTTGCATCTAGTCCTTGTAAATCTTTGACTACATCCCACGATTGATTAAAAGGGTCTTGCTTTGTAAAGGTGTCATCCTCTGGAAGTGGACTATCTGTCTTTGCTCTAATAAAAAATTCTCTGTCTTCACTCATTAATCATCACTTCCATATTTAGCAATAGTATCTTTTGCTGCCTGTACAGCACCAAGATCGTTCATGGAAGGAATAAGTCCTTCTGCTAATCTTTGCTTTTGTTCAGAGTACTCTTCTTCTGAAATTCTAGTTAGACCTGGTACAAAGATGCATTCCCCATCTCCTTCATCCCCGTAATATTTTGCTGCTTCTTTGAGTTTAGATATCTGTAAGATGTCGCCCTTCATTGATTCAATGTTAAGAACTGAGCCTGTTCCATCCGTAAACCATTTTCCATTAGCCTTTTTGTATACATACAGGCCCCAGTCATAATGCTTTTCAATGATTTTTGCACGGGACTCGCCCACTTGCCCCTTCATTTTGGGCAATTGCTTCTTCTTTTTACGTGGGTTTTCCATATTCATAACAATAAGTATACCATATTAGACAGCATCAAGCGTTTTTTGTTGCCAGGCTACGTCACCATACGATGTATACTCGTACTTGTTAAATGTTAAAACAGAATCTGAATCAATAATAATCTTATCAGTACCCGTGTAACTCTTGTATATATCAGAAGAGTCTATTCCATAGTAACTTTTTGTAGATAAAACTAGTATTCCGTTCCAAAGTGTTGAGGAGTTTTTCCAAAAATACCATTCAATTGGGTCTGCTCCAACTTTAACTTGCTGAACTCTAAACCATGGCCTTGTTGATGTTTGCTGGATTTCTTGCAAGTGTGTAGACTGATAGTAGGATATTGTGTTAAACATTAGTGGCCCATTAATTTTTAGTGATCCAACTATTGAAGAAAAATCTAACAACTCTGGGAAACCTATTCCTAGAAATCCCCACTCTTTAATAGTAAGAGATGGCTCTTTAACTATTTTGCCATTCCAATAAAATGCAATATCATTTTCCAAAGTTCCAGTCTTTGCATTTATTGCATAGATTTTTGCACGTTTACCATCTGGATGATTTGCTACCATGTAAAACTGTATATGCCTGTCTTTTGCCTCTATCTC